TTCTGATTTCTGCAACGCTAAACTTATCCGTATTCATTCCAAGCTGTACACGAGCTATTGAAAGTAGTGTCTCTAACTCTAATGACTTGGCTTCAATTAATGCGTCTGCCTGCATGTTTATGTTCTCGACCTCTACAGCTGCGTCCTTTTCATTATCTAATAAACTGTATGTAGTTCCAAATCCTGGGTGATGCAATAAGAACTCCTGTAAAACTGGATTTGTTTTTGGTGCGACCAATGCCCCATCTTCAAAAATAATAGGCTCTAAGATAGCGTTACCATCTTGATCATCCTCGAAAGGAGTCTTTTGGTTCTTCGCATACCTTAACGGTCTGTTAATGCCTTTGTCTTCATCCCAATAGAATAAAGGGTTAGCTTTAGTATTTCTTGAATTGAGCATAAAGCTCAATGGTGTTGTTTGTGAATTAAGGATGAACACCATATCCTTGTGTTGTACTTTGTTTTTCATTTTATAAAATTTAATTAAAGTTAAAAAAGGGAGGAGTTTTACCCCCTCCCCGTAAGAGTTATTATTATCCTTGGAAGATAACGAAGTTGTTCGCTCCCATAACACATACAGCTCTCTCAGATAGGAAGTTAACTTCCATAGCATCTAAGTCGCTAGTAGTTGCACCGCCAGCAGAACCTGTGATCCAAGTCTTGTATCGTCGATCTTCAGTTTGTGAAGCTCTATAACGAACATGCAAGAATGGACGCTTTGCGTTCTTTCCTAAGATTTGGTCATACACAGATGTAGATCCAGCAGGAACTAATAATCCGCTTACCTTGCCTGTTGTAAGGTTACCACGCATTGTAGGGTCATTCAAGTATTTCCAGTCAGACTTATAGAAGTCATATCCTCTACGGAATCCTGTGAATCCTAAGTTCAACGCCATCTCTTTGTCATTGTCGAACAATCCATAAGATGTTCCACCAGCTCCATAAGAGTTTTGAGCAGCTAACATATCGTCAATAGCGAAACCGAAGTCACGATCATTGAAGATAACGTTCTCCTCGATAGCACCTTGCTTATCAAGACGAGCGATAACTGTATCCCAATCACCTAAGTTTACTGGGTAACCACCACTCCAAACATTTCCTCTGTTCTCTACAGCGTGGAATACACCTTCAGATCCAATGAAACCAGCTCCTAATGCTCCTGAAGCAGCTTCAGCAGGTTTAGCCTCAATCATTGCAGTCTCAAGATAGTCATCGAAACGTAGACGAGTCTCATGCTCAGACTTCATATACCAAAGGTATCCTGAAGCTCCATTCTCAGTAGTCACTTCTACCCATCCAATCTGAGCCATGTCAGAACCAGAAACAGCATAAGTGTCTTTTAAGATGATAGGGTTATTTTCCAAGAAGATGTCATCAGCCTCTAAAGAACCTTGCATTCCGTTAGTTCCTTTTTTGAACTCAGAACCATAGATGAACATTTCATAGATGTTGGTAGCGTCATTATTTGTCATACCAAGAGCCTCATAGAAAGCAACAGTAATTGTTCCAGCAGTCGTATCGACAGCGGTAACGATTGCTTTATTAGTAGTTGCAGGAGCTGTGTTTATAACCTTTGGAGTCAACATGATTGTCTGACCAACTCGAACTGCAATACCACCAGTACCAGGGACTAACGTGTCATTGATAGTAAATGTAGCCACATCAGCACCTGGAGCAGGGATTAAAGTAGTAGTACAGTTTTCATACTTCGTATGTAAACGTCCTTGCTCTGCCCATTTGATAAGGTCTGAGTTAGAAGGCATCTCTGCTCCAACCATTCGTAAAAATCCAGATAAGGTACGGTTACCATATCTCTCAAACTCTTTCTCATAAGTATCAGGAAGATACTGATTTAAGAAATCAAAGTTCGTAATATAATTTGTGGACAATGCCACTTGTTCTGCTGAGGGTTGTAATGCAACTCCACCAGCCACTAAAGATCCAGCCATTTTTTAATTTTTTAAACTGTTAATAATTATTTTTTGTTACTTCTAATCCGTAGACCTTTACCAGAGGTATCGCCTACAGACCTAACTTGTGTCCCTTGAGTACCTGATGACTGTGGTACTGATCGCATTTCCATATCGATATTCTTGGAAGCACGAGCAGAGTTCTCAACTGCATCAGACTTGCCTTGCTCATAAAAGAACTTAGCATACTTGTCAGGATTCATTGCCATAGATAAAGCCCTGTGGTATCCGACTGCATCCTTCATCATGCCACTCTCACTATCTACAAATTTCGATATGAAATTCGAAACGTCTAATTGAGAATTCTTTAACTCAGTTCTGTCTGAGGGGTTGAAGTAAACTTGCTTGTCATCCATTTTAAATTCAAAACCTTTGAACTCATCATTGAACACTTCCTCAGTCTTCTTCTTAAACCAATCGGACTTTCGCCCTGCCTCTTCTTGATACGTCTTTGACTCTTCTATATATTTCTTGTAAGCCTTCAACTCTTCAGATGATTCAGAAGAACCTGTAATCCCATTAGACTCTAATGGGGCAGAATATTTCTCCTTAAGTTCACCTAAGTGCTTCTTTGCTTTTGCAAGCTCTTTCTTTTTAGCGATATTCTTTTTCTTAATATCTGACTCATCATCTAAGTCTTCATCATAGCCGAACTTATCATTAAGTATATACTCAATCTCATCAGCATCTAAATCAGACTCTATATCAGAGTAGTATCTCGCTAAAATTTCTTCAGGGTTAAGGCTATCAATGTCTTCACTATATTTAACAAAATCATTGATACCTCTTCCTGTATCATTTTTAAATTTTAAGTAGGTAGCAACATCTTCTGGAAGATCCTCTTTAGGCTCATCCGAAAAGATATCTTCAAACGAATCAATCTCCCTACCATATTTATTCTTAACAAATGAAAGAATATCCTCCTCTCTTAACTCTGAAGCCTTAGCCTCTTCATTCTCAATAGGTTTAGATTCTTCTACACTTGTATCAGTGTTATTTACTTCTGTACCCTTTTCGCTGACATGGTTGTTGTCCACATCCTTAATGACAGGGTTGTCTTCTTTTTGTTCAACCTTATCCAGCAACTCTTGCTCTACCTCTTGTACAGATTTTTCTTCACCACCTTCTACCGCTCTTACTTTAATTTCCATTATATTTAATTTTAATTGTTTACAAAGTTAATGCTTAATTTACTTATTTAATTAAGCGTATTATCTTGGGTTAAACTCAGCAAGGTCAAACCCATCTAAACTATCCTCATTAGACTCAAAGTTTATTGGAGGAAGGTCGAACTTACGTTGGCTTATTAGCTTTGATTGTTGTGTGTTCTGTCTGTCTATACGACTATCCTTAGCATCCTCCTTCATTTTTATAGTACTAACCTTAGCGTTTTCATCAATACCTCTTATTTGCATATTAATCCTAAACTCCTCCTGCATTAATGATAGTTTTAGATTTGCCTCCTGTTGCATCTTCTGTGATTCAAGCTGAATTTCTGCTTGTTTTATCTGAATCTTAGATTGAGTCTCAGCCTGAATTCTTTGGAGTGCTGACTGAGCAGCAACCTGTTGAGACTGTATCTGACCTTGTTGCTGTTGTTGAGCTGCTTGTTGAGCTGCTTTCTGGTCTCTATCAAATTTCTGTTTACGTTTAACCTTAAGTAATTGGTTAGCTAATTTAATATTCTTAATCTCTCTAATATCAATAACGTCCTCAAGGTTTATGTCTCCTTTAGATAATGCAATCTGAATAGTTTGCTCAAGCATTCTCTTTTCTTCCTCATCTGGAGCAACCTCAATAAATATACCGAAGTCAAAAAGATATAAGTCTTTTATCCTTTCAAGTATAGATATATTATGCTTACCAATCTGCATAGCAAACTCTTCCCTGAAGTCTGAGTACTCTAACATATCAGCCACTCTAGAAGAAAGACCTTCGGCTATTGTTCTTGTTATGTATAATGATCCTTGCAATATATGCCTTGTAGCTGTATTAGAATTTAATGCAGCTAATTTCTGAACACCAACTAATGCGTCAGGATCTGGAGTAGAACCATCCCTAGCCTCATTAAGACCAGTTGCTGTTCTTATCATATTTAGATAATGGTTGTATGTGTTAATTAAGGAAGACATCTTAGCCTGTCCAGAACTACTGTTAAGTTCTTGTATTGGAACCCTAGCATTATTAAAGTCTCCATCCTGAGTGTAGCTTCTACCGATAACACTACCTGTTTGGAAGTATAACCTTAAGGCATCCTCAGGATTATAAGCAGCCCCCGTTCCAAGATCAACCTCGTTTAAACCATCCGCATCTATAAACACACCATCAGGAACAACCTTAGATATTACCTGTTGAAGCTTTAGGTGGGTTATTTGAATCATGTCAGCAAAAGGTATAACTCTTTCAACAAGAGATTCAATCCTACCTTTATACATTCTTGGTGCTACGGCAGCATAGTTGCACATTACGTTCTGACTTGCAGATTTAGGTCGTGCCATATTCTTAGCCATCTCCCACTTAAGGACTATATTAGTCCCCATAACCATAACACCCTCGTACCAAACATCAATCTTCTTAGATACCTTCTTGAAGTTATTCTCCTCCATCATTTCTTCTGGTGGATTGAACTCATCATCCTTCTCTATAACTTTTGAAGATCCTCCATCGCTAATCTTCTTCTTATATACAAACGACTTTGTTGTCTTGTATGAAAAATATAAAAGAGTACAAGTGTCTTGACGGAATATATCATTGCTCTGAGTGTTAGGAACATTATATGTGTCGTACCAACTCTGACTGTACTGAGCTATCTCTTCTAGTTTCTTATCAGTTATGTCTGGATCTATCTTTACAATGTCTGTTATTGATTGAGTCTTAACCTCTCCCCAATAGAACACATCCTTAAAGTATGGATCTTCCGTGTAGCTGTGTACAACATAGGCAGGGTCTACATAATCTACCTGTATGCCATTTCCTTTTAAGAACTGATGTTTAGCAACACCCATTCCTAGTACCGTAATATCGTAATCTATTCTTTTTCTACTATCGTTAAAATGATTCTCTGCCATTATTGTGGATATGGCAACCTCTTCTGCTATCTCTATCTCTGGCTTATAGTTAAGTTCCATATATAGGTTAAGCTCGGAATCATCCTTAGGCAGTTCCTCAGGATTCTGCATAAATGTCTTAACATCAAAATCCTTTTGTATTTGTTGAAGGATTGGTTTAGCAACCATCTGTCCTTGTATGTCATCTCTAAATTTTGACTTATCTCTTAGCGAAAGAGCGTCCTGTGCATATGCCTTAACCTCAAACAATCTGTCAGACATACCATTTACAACAATATCAACAAACTTAGGAACAACAGCAATTGGAGTCCAGTCAAGGTTTAGGTATGACAGGTCACCGTCTACAGCTAATTCATTCTTGTATTTACCAACTGGTTGCTCTGCCCTTGCGTATAATCTACGCCTATGGAACTCGTTAAACCTATCGTAATACTTACAGGCCCCACCGTCCTTACGGAACCATTCATATTGAATAGACTGCCCAATCTGTAATCCAAATTCTTTTGTTGCTTTCTCCCTATCAGAAACAAACTGATTAGGGAAACCGAGGTACGGTATATCTATGCTTAAATCGTCTTTCATTTTAATATTTCGCTAACTGATCCTGAGTTGTTGTATCTTGCAAAGTTAATCTTTATTTTTGAATTATCTTTTTGCGGAGTATAATTGTGCTTTTGATTAGCCATTATAGATAGACCAGAACTAATTGACGCATCAAACTTAGTCCTGTTATTTATATCAAACTTTGCCCAGTCTTCAAGGGTTCTAGTGAATAACATCTGCCCCATCTCATCAGAAGGTCTGTATGTAGACTCCATGTCTATACCAATATACTTCTCTATATAAGACTCAATAGAAGACGCATGAGACTGTTTTACATCTTCACTGGTGTTAGGTATACCCCCAAGCTCTTTCTCTGTCTTAGATAGCTTGTTATACGCTTTGTCGGGTCTATTCAAGCTGAATCCCCTGTACCCCCTATTCTTTAAATGATACAATAGTCTAGGTTTGTTATTCTCTGCAAGTATAGGCATACCGTAAAATACGATAGCCATAAGAACCTCTTCAAAAAATATCTCAGCAGTCTGAGGTCTTGCGACATACTGAAGAAAAAACTCATTGCTTGGAGCCTCATCCATATTGAACTTGGTGCATCCGTGAAGCGCACCATTAGATCCCCTTCCACCAACAGTGCCACTTATGTCGTAGCTGTCACATCCAAAGGAGCCTATATGCTCATTTCCTGGGTGTTTAACTCCGTTCTTTGTAATAACATTATTTTGTAATGCAACTGAAGGTATCCAAGATATAAGAAATCTCCCCCTGTCGTCAGGTGTCCATATTACTTTAGAGTCCTTTGCACCGTCCTTCCAATGAAAGGATCCCCTAGTTAGAACATGTTTCTTAATCAAAGAGTCATTATAATCTATCTGCTGATATATCTTTGTAAGATTAAATATAGATTCCTTACTCTCGTCTCTAAATGCATGTGACTCAGTTCTAGGGAATTGTCTGTAGAATTCATTCAACGCATCGGCATCACCCTTCAGGGAATCCACCTCCCCTTCCCAGTAGTCAATAGCTCCATTAGATATCATTTCACCATCAACGCCCATGACAGGTTTTTCTGGAGTTCTAAGAACAGGCATACCATACAGGTCTATAAACCCCTCCATATTAAACTCCATAGGAATAAAAAGCGAATACATACCACTCTTGGTTTGCCCGTTCCTATTTCTTGAGGCAACCTTAGAGTCGTTGTAAAGTCTCTTGTACTGCTCACCTCCCTTAGCTAATGCATTACAAGTAGACCCCATAAGACACTTGCCTATTATTTTACTACCCAATCTAAGGCATGTCTTAGTTACCCTCCAGTTATTCTGTATGTCATTTGGCTTAGTCCATTTTCCACTTTCATCATGAACAAGAAGTAATAGTTTCTCACCGTCATAAGAGTTGTCATCAGTATTCTTCCAATCTATTGTTGTGTCTAGACCCCGTATATCATCATTCCTGATAATAGACATATTCTTTTTAGTTATTTTAGAGGCAGGTATTCTGAACGCAAGCTCAGTCTTAGGCTTGTCCATACCGTCTTGTATAGGTTTAAAAAAGAATGGTAGCTTATTAGCTATAGGTACAACCTTGTTTGTGAACATCTTCTTTGCATCTGGCCCAGTCTTTGATAGTATGCCCACCCTTGAATCGTTAGCCAAGCTTCCCACATTAACACACTCGGATGATCCCATAAATGAAAACCCAGAACGCCTTATCTTAAGGTATATCATTCCGAAACTCCTGTTGTCAACCCTACATGCTTCCCAATGTAAATATAATATCCTGTTAGCTTCACGATAGTCTGGGTATCCTACATCTATAGATGACCACTGTAGGTACATATAGTGCGCCCCCGTTATATAGGTAGGCTCCCCATTGTTCATGAACCAGTACCCATACTCCCTGTTGTCAAACTCGTTCTCAATATAATCAACCCACTTGGTTTTAAATTCAGACGGTCTTTCATTCCAGTGAAATATAGACTGTATCCTTTTTAATTGTTCTGGTAAATCTTCTCTTTTCCAATGTTGCCCAGACTTCTTTGAGCTTATCTTCTTGATTGACTTTGGTTTCTGAGGCAGTCCTATATAAAGTCCTTGTATGTTATATATATCCCCAAGGGTTCCATCCTTAGAAATTATAACTATATCGTACTTCTCATTGTATCCACAGACCCAACTCTTAGCAGAGTTTTTCCTATTTAAAACGCTGCTAGGTATTATATCGTAAACTACAGTGTGTAAACTATTTATTTGCCCTTCGCTCTGCAAACCCTCCAGTGTGTTTTTTATTATCGTTTGAACTATCCATCAACTCTTCCTCAGACTGCATTCTACTAAGTATCTCTAACGCATCAAATATAGCTAACTTCTTAGTGGCTGCCGCATTCTTTAATCTATCAGCTGCCAAGTCATCCTCTGGGTCATGCTTTATAATATCCTCTTCAGCAACTTTTATCAATTGCTCAACAGCTTTCCTTCCAGCGTTTATTATTCTCCTCTTTAGTTCTATAGTATTATCCATTAATCTTAATAGTTATATGTTTATCAAACATTCTATAAAGCTTCTCCCCATCGACTTCAAACTCATACTCTGTATCTGGCCTAAAACCAACAATGTCCCCGTCATTAATACCAACGCTTCTAAGTCTATCATTTGAGTGAACCACCTCGCCAGTTAATTCCTGTTCGGATTTATTTTCTAGTAGGTATCCTTGCTGGTACTTAATAGGTTTAACAAAACAAAAATTATTACAAGCATTCCATTTACCATCACGCTTGTACATATAGTACTGACCCTCATCTATAAAGAACAGGTCATCAATAAAATAACTCTTACCGCTTCTTTCAACACCATGAATATCATTGTAAAACTTAAACACATTGTGATGCACAAGTATTATATCTCCTTGAATTATTGGGCCGTCATATGTTAACGGAACCTCGATTACCTCTGCTAAACGGTTTGATACCTTATGATCTTCCTTTGAAGAGCTGATTATAAAATCAATCCCCCCAAAATCTTTCACATTAGAATACCGCCTACCGCCTACAGGTTTAACTATAAAGCTGTATGGTGATCTCATATTTTATTTATGCGCCACAACCAATACACTCAACATAAGAGTCGGTAGGTCTGACACCATTTAATTTCATTTCAATATTATGTATCTTATCCGCTAAATCTATAGACTCAATAAAATCTTTAACATCTTTTTTTCTATCTTTTAATAACTCAACCTCCTTAATTAATACTTCTCTCTCCTGTTCAGTCATTGCCTTTAAAAATTAATGTTGTACTCAATAGACATAGGTATTGTATGGTTAAATTTTTTCCATAAAACAACCTCTTGTTTTTCATTCTCTATCCAAATCTTAACACTATTAGTATCGATATCACTTAATATTAAATGAATCCTGTGAGAATTACCAAGAACAGGTTGTCCAACTATATAGTGCATAGAAGCCTTGTAGTCTGAACCAATAGATACCTTTCTTATGTCCATTATATTTACTTATACTAACTTCGAAATAGTAATCGCAGATGACGGAGCATCATCCCAAGCACTTAGCGTGGTTGTAGGGTAAAGACCTCCTTGATCCACACCTGAACTATCTCTTAGAATCTCAAATGTTAACACCGTCCCAGGTGTAGATATTCTTATAGGGAATGATAATGTCTCAGGTGTTGTAATCCCTACTGTTGATAAAGATATAGCACCTACAGAATTAACCTGTGAGCCGTCTATTAAATACCTGAATAGCATAGTTGACACACCGCCTGATGAACCTACTCGTGATAGGTAGAATACTGCGTTTACGAAATAGACCCCAACATCATTAAATGTTATATCACCAAGTCCTGATACCATAACAGGGTCAGAGCCTGTTCCTGTGCCTGAACCAAAGCTTACCTGAAGCTCAGTGTCAAGACCACCAGGTGCTTGATTTGAAGAGGAAGTGGCGTGAAGAACTTGTGCTATTGATGGTGAGGACTCTGCAACCCATAACGGAAGTCCTAAAGCGTCTGAGCCTAAAACTTTTGTACCGTCATTTGTTGTCCCCACTGAGTCAGTAAGCGTCCCATCCAATGTTAGGTCGCCTCCTGTCTTAACCTTTAAGTTGTCAGCTTCAGAGTAAGATGAACCCGTAGTCATATTAAATGGTGTCGTAGATGTGTTTCCTGTATCTAAAACAGCCTGAAGTGTGTTAGCAGTTGCCAACCCTAGTATATCACCAATCGTGTAGTTTTTTGTGATATTGCTATCACTAACGTCTGTCCCTATAACTTTGTCTGTAATTGTAGGTGTTCCATCTATTGCATACGTGCTTATCTTTCCCATTACGGTTTATTTTTTGTTTGTTAATTCTCCTGTTTGCATATTAATAACTGAATCTTCCCCATACTTTTTGATTAACTTTTTCTCAATCTCAGTAAACTGAGTCTTGATTACTTCAATCTTTTTTACTAAATCCATCTTTGATAACTCTAAGTCACCTATTGATAATCTAGTTTTAGAAAATTCAGTGTTCAATGTTTGCAGCTTTTCTAATTCTGCGTTTGTTACCTTTTTCATTGTATTATATTTTTTACAAATATACAAGAAAAAAATCAAACAATCTATATATCCTTATATTCAGACTTCGCATCAAATGAAGGACAAGCCTTTTTTACATTTGGAAAATCTCTATGACCTTGAGCTATTGCGCCTGAGAACACAAACTTTAAAATCTCAACTACCTTTAATAAAGACTTCTTTTGTGCTCTTGTTCTGTTATCTTCTGGCTCTCCACTCTCGTTAATACCACCCTCGTAACAGATGCCTATGCTTTTACTATTATAACCTCTAACGTGTGCACCTATAGTAGACAGCTTTCTACCTTTGTGAATTTCGCCATCTCTAGTTATGTAGTAATGGTAGCCAATATCTGACCAACCTCTATCTAAGTGCCACTTCTTTACTCGCTCGATTGGCACATCCATAGATGGTTTTGTCGCTGAGCAATGGATTACAATATATTCTATATCTCTCATTTAACATTTTTTCTTTGTGAATGTTTTCCAAACTCCCTTAACGCAAAGTAGCCCCCATATACTGTTGGTACTATAACGATTAACAGGCTTGTGTATTCACTAGGTAAATGAATTCCGAAATATGCTGTTACAAAATACGATAGTAATAATAAGCTAATGAAATGTAATGTTAATGGTCTTGCGGTCTTTGCAAGCTTGTTGTCACTCCCAACATCAGCAACCCATCTAGCTGTAAGGTTTGTCTCTATTATCTCAAGCTCTCTAAGCTCCATCTTGATAATCTCAGAAGCCTCCTCTTTTTGTTCTGACGTAAGCTCAGGGTCGTCCATTAAACGTTCACCTATAGTCTCTATGATATTTGAAGCGAATGGAATATTTGTGGATTCTCCGATAGTATCCAAGACATTCCCTAAGGCGTTTTTACCATTCTTCTTTAACCACCTCTTTAGTCTACCCTTTTCTTTCATTTTAGTTTTGCTAGGCTATGTATCTCCTTGATAATTCTAATCTCCATCTGACTCATCTCCTCCTTAAGTATAAACATATTGTCAGCAGTCTTCTCCCTGTTCTTTTCAACAATATCCTTTAGCGCAGTTAATTCAGCCCTGTCACTGATAACCTCTCTCTTTAAATTCATTATATCTGACTTATACATATCTACTCTTCCTTTAAGATTAAACCACATCCCTAACGCACTAATAACACCTGAGATTATAGCCACCATCATATATATAGATATGCTTAAACTTTCTAGCTCCATAGCCTACAATATAACAGGTTCATCCGTTACTATATCGTTCAAGTCAATATCAGTATAATCAATTGGGAATCCATTAAATATGCTAGGATTAGTAACTGTATAATTCTCATTACAATAGTAACCACCCTCATACGTAATAAAGTATGAGAACACGTTCCTGTCATTTGTCTCGCCATCATTATCTAAGGCAAACTGCTCGGTTAATACTATAGCCCTTATATATATCATCTTCCTAAGAATGTTTGGAATGCGTTATTGATTGTGTTAAGACTTCCAACCTCTACTGATGATAGACCTGATGAGACAAAGGAGAACTTAGTGCTCCCACTCACAGCGTCTATTACTCCACCTGAGTTGTTCCACGCGTTTATAAAAAATGGATACGTGACAGGTATCGAGCCTGATGAGTTAAGGTGTTGTGCCTCCTGTACCCCGTCATTATAAAGATTTGCTATTATAGATGAGTCTTGAGATAAGACTATAAAAGAGTCTGTAACTGATGGTATAGCGACAGGTACGGTGACGCCTTTATTTGTAGCATAAGCAATAAGTGTAGATGGTCTATATCTAATAACAGCTCCAATATTTGAAGCGTCCCTAGACCCCATCATTATCTTACTATTAGCTGAGTTAGTGTCAAGACCAATTGCCCAATCAATAGAGGACGGAACCTCTCCTCCAAAGGAGTTATTCATAGATGCGTACTGACCTGCACCATTTGTAACTAATCCTAGGTTTGAGTGTATAGGTGAGCCGAAATATAATAGCTCCGTAGCTGCATTCATACCGTTTATAGCGTGTGTGTCTGCCGTGCCACCGAAGAATGGATAGTCCCTAACTAGCTTTGTGAATACACCTGCCGTCTTAAGGTCTGTAACCCTAGTATCAATAGCCTGCTTTGTATCATCAAGGGTTTGGCTATATAATGTTACAGTGTCTACATCACCACCATTAGCGACAGTAACAGCGTTATAGTACGCCTCAGCCTCAGAGTTGACCCATACGAATCCACCACCGCCTGAAGGTATGCTATCGCTTGCTCCTATAGAGTTCGATATTGCTATTGATATAGCCATATTACCAAAGTGCTATAATGTCACTTGCAGTGCTTGTGGCAAATACCCTTAATACTTGTACTGGAATGAAAGATCCACTATTAATGTTTGAAAATGTAACTAAGTCTCCACCAACAGTCTCAACATCTATATTGCCAGTTGTCCCAACATATAGTACACAACCATTGTTTTTTCCTGAACCTCCAGCTACTTCACTTGGAGTAGGAATTATTCCAGTGCCTGGGGTAACGGTAACAGCTCTATATGCTTGTAATTTTTCGTATGCCATGTCTTAAATAAATATTTTATACAAAGTTAATCTTTTTTTTTATATGGATACTTCTCATTTAAAGCGTCACGCCTTTTACTGCACCCGCAGTCTACTCCAGTAACTCTAGATACCGCATCTACAACCTTCTTAATTCCTGTAGCTTTGGTGGCTTTTTCTATTGTATCACCTAATCCTTTCGACTTCACTTGTCTTTGAATGTTAGACGAATGATAAATCTGTTCCAACGAAGTTTAGCACTTAACCAAGTAGCTTGAATCCATAAGCCGAATCTTTCTAATAATCTTCCCATTACTTTTTGTAAATTGTATCAATTACTTCCATTTTTCTTCTATGTTCAATATGCTCTTAAATCCTTCTATTAGAATGGTTAGAAGCTCGTGTATCTGACTTTACCTTTGCAATTTCAGCTTTAGTTTTTTTCCTTGCAAGTTTGTTGTCTAATCTTTTCTGTCTTGCAGCTTGAATCTCTTGTGGAGTCGGTGCGTTTTTTCTTTTCTTTGGTTCATCACCAAAAGTTGGTGCTAATGGTTTTGATAAATCTCTTGAATATTTCATATCTTTTTTTTTTACAAATATACTAATATTTTCCTTGACGATTTTTCGGAGAGGACTTAGTCGAGCCACCCTTTCCTGCCCATAAGTTCTTACACGACCAATGCCTTGCAGTTAGCTTGTCATTTGCAGTGTCACACTTATGACGAGCCTTGAATGATTTACGTGCAGCAGTAGAGTAGTTGTGACCATATCCTGTAGCACCGAAATGAATGAGCTTCTCCTTACCACCCGAACACGCCTTGACCATCTTCTTCTTTCCTGCCCTGTCAGATTTCATAACCCGATTGCACTTCATCTTTGTCTTGCTTGCCATACTCTATTTTCTTTTTAAACTCTTCACTCTGTTACCCATACCAACCTTAGACTTCTCAGCCTTCTTTGATTTTAATAGTGAGCCACTCATCTCATACTTAGTACGAGGGGTCTTTGAAGAAACTCGCTTAGATGGTCGGCAGTACTCATTCTTTCCACCACCACCACAAGGCTTGCCCGTACGTGTGTCAACCCACTTCTCTTTCTCCCAACGCTTTAATGATTGACCCTTAGCTGACTTAGTAATATTACCCTTGCCTTTCCTACACTTAGCTATCGCTTGTGAGGCACGAGCTGATGGGAATACCTTATAACTCGCCTTTACTTTTTTATAACACGAATCCTTTGGCATACATTACTTCTTCTTAGGCTTAGTGTGGGTGTAACCTTTTTTCTTAAGAGATGTATGGTCTTTAAGAGTCTTAGCAACCTTTAAAGCCCCTGACTTGCTGTACATCTTATGTACTTTGAATTTATTAGGCATACATTATTTATTAATACAAAGTTAATAGTTTTGTATATTTACCACAAATATACTAAATTTAATAAAATGCCAATAAAAAGAAAACTGACAAAGAGTTATTCTCGAAAAGAGCCAGGTTATGACTACATGAAATACTGGAGGGTAATAAGGTATTGGGCCAAAGATAATTGGGGCCTTACGTATGGAGAGTTAGATATGATGTTCTTCCTGTACAGCGAGGGGATCTTTAATAAGACACAGTTCGATGAGTTCAATCAATTACTGGGGTGGGACAGGAATAGGTTTGGTAGGCTGAAAAAAGATGAATGGATATCAGTATGGAGAACTAGAGATAAAAAAGAAGGAACCCTCTATGAGATATCTTACAAAGGCAAGCGCATGATTAAAAATCTTTACGACAAGCTCAATGGAAAAGAATTCTCTGAGGGTTCCAAAATGTTTAATGTTAATGTATCATACAATGATAAGATGTACAGAAACTATATCAAGAAAATTAACAAGTCTATTCGACAACAACAACGTCTCTCTCAAGAATGATTGTGTACTCATGACCATCAATCATCATTGTGTGCCCTGCGTGTGCATCATAATATATAATGTCATCCTCGATTAATGTGTTAACATCAGTACCTGGGTTCACAACTATACCCTTCTTGTATCGGATATGGTCTGTCATCTTACCTGTTAGGGTTAGACCCATGTCTGTCTTGATCTCTTCATTTATCTTGTTTACTACAACGTACTTTCCTATTGCTTTCATTTAATTTGTTTTTAAAGTTTTACTTCTCGTAGCTCCTAGCCATTGTTAAGATAGCGTCAGTGCTTAGTATAGTTGTTGCAACACTCACCGCATTCTTTAATGCATTCTTTGTTACCTTCAACGGATCAATCACTCCCATAGAGATGAGGTCTCCGTACTCTCCAGTCTTTACATTCATGCCGTAATTGAATGGACAGTTATCGCTTGACCATGATATCGCATCCATGACAACATCAGAGTCTATACCAGAGTTATCCAGGATCTGTAAGAATGGAGCTTTTAACCCCTTGGCAAGGATCCATGCCGCTGTTGAAATACTTACATCATCAGACCTAAGTGATTCTCCAAGAACGGTTGAGGAACACCTTAGTAATGGAACCCCTCCACCACCAATGATGCCCTCTTCTAGTGCTGACTTAACAGCACAAACCGCATCCTCTATTCTGTCATATCGCTCCTTTTGTTCAACATCAGAGTTACCGCCTGCGTATATAACACCAACTCCTCCGCTGAGGGCAGCAATACGCTCCTGAATGAAGTTCTTGTCAGCCTTGTTCTTTGTTATTTTTATCTGATCATTTAAGTCCGACACACGCTTAGGTATGTCATCAGTCTTGTTCTCTCCCCTGATTATAATACTAGAGTCCCTGCTTATGATAACTCGGTCTGCATGACCCAAGTCCTCCATGTTAATAATACTGAGGTCATCACCAACTCCCTCCTGGAAATACTTCCCACCTAAGGCCATGGCGATGTCAGACATCAACTCGTGCATCTTATAACCAAACTGTGGTGGCTGAACATTACAGAAACTTAACCCGTTCTTCACAACATTAGCCGCTAAAGTGTTAATAGCCTTCTCAGACATATTGCCAATGATTAATAACTTTAACCTCTTCGAAACAATCTCACGAAGTACTCCCTCAATCTGATCAGGTCTGTCAATCAAGTGGTCAGTCATCAGTACGTAAACATCATCCATTACACAGTCATCATTCTTCTGGTCATTCACAAATAACCCACTCGTGTAACCACGTTTGAACTTAATCCCATTGGTGACCTCTATATATGTAGACTCGCTCTGTGAGTTCTCGACAGTGACAACACCATCACGACCAACCTTGCTGTAAGTCTCAGTGATTAAATTCCCTAGATTAATATCATTATTAGATGAGATGGTGGCAACGTCCTTCATCTTACGCTTGGTCAGCTTAGTGCTTCTCTTGCATAGATCAGAAATTACTTCCTCGCACATACTT